ACCTTAGACGTTACTCTACCCAGATGGCTCAAGACAGCCTTATGCAGTTTGATGCTTCGATTAACACAGCAATAGGTAAAGAGTCAGGCGCTACTAAGTGGAAGTTTTTCGGGTCAACGGTTAGAGACTCGCGGCCATTTTGCGTTGAACACGCTGGGCAAGTATTTACAGAAGAAGAGATTACAGACACTTGGGCGGGTAGCTGGAAAGGCAAATCATCTGGTGACCCCTATATTGTACGAGGCGGCTACAATTGCCGTCACCACTGGAGGCCGGTATTTGAAGAGGAATTGTAATGCCAAAAGGTACAGGAACATACGGTAGTAAAGTTGGCCGTCCGAAAAAGAAGAAGAAGGTTAAAAAGTAACCAATTATGCTACACTAACTATTCACCAATACTCTTTATGAGGCACGTTACATGAGCGATTTAATCATGGGTACAGAAGCTGAGACTGAAACAGCAGTAGTAAAAAGTCAGGATACCAAAACCTTTACGCAGGACGAGCTTGATCGCGTCGTTGCAGAGAGAGTTGCAAGAGAGCAGAGAAAGTTTGACAAGAAGATACAAGGCATTGACCTTGATGACGCTAAAGACTTGATGGCAAAGCGGGAAGCCGCAGAGTTAGAGCGACAAAAGGAACGTGGCGAGTTTGATTCTATTCTGAAAAAGACGGTAGAGAAGAAAGATTCGGAGATAGCAAGTTACAAAGGCAAGCTTCAACAGATGCTTGTTGATGGGGCCATTTTAGGTTCTGCCAGTAGTAACAACGCTGTTAATCCAAATCAAGTTTCTCAGTTACTTAAAGACCAGACTAGGCTGTCAGATGACGGCACAGTTGAGGTGCTAGACGCTAATGGTGTGCCGCGTTACAATGACAGCGGTGATCTGTTATCTGTCAATGAAATGGTAACGGAATTTTTAACGGTTAATCCGCACTTTGTACGAGCCTCTAAAGGCGGTGTAGGAAGCGAAGGTAAAACTGGAAGCATTAACGACAACGCTGGCAAGACCAAAAGTCGTGAAGAATTTGAACAACTTAACCCTGCCAAGCGTATGGCATTTGTCAAAAGCGGTGGGACAATTACATAATTTTTAGGAATATTTAAAATGGCTGAGAACACTATTACAGGTCTAGTACCTGACATCTACGAAGCATTAGACATCGTTTCACGCGAATTAACTGGAATGATTCCTTCTGTTACAATGAACGCATCTGCTAATGAAGCTGCTGTTGGGCAAAACATTCGCGTTGACGTGGAACCCGCAGGTAATGTATCTAACATCACCCCTGCAATGGTCACACCTGATCCAACAGGACAAACTTCTTCTTTTACTGACATTGTCATCACTAAGTCTCGTGCTGCTGAGTTCGGTTTCAATGGCGAAGACCAGAAGGGTCTTAATTCTGGTGCAGGTTATCAGAATGTTCGTGCAGCTAAAATTGCACAGGCTATTCGTGCGCTGACTAACGAAGTTGAAACTGACCTTTGTGGTTTGCAATCTACTTTCTCTCGCGCTTTTGGTACTGCTGGCACTACTCCTTTCGGAACTGCTAACGATTACACCGATGCTTCCAACGTCTTAAAGATTCTCAAGGACAATGGCGCACCTTTGCAAGACAACCAGTTAGTGATTAATACTACTGCTGGCGTTAACTTGTTAGGTAAGCAAGCAAACGTGGCTGATGCAGGTAGCGATTCTATCTTGCGCCAAGGTGTATTGCTGGACATTAACGGCATGCCTATTCGCGAGTCGGCACAGGTTGTTAATCAAGCTGCTGCTTCACTTGCTGGTGCTGCTACAACTAACGCTGCTGGTTATGCTGTTGGTGCAAACGTACTAACTCTAGCTGCTGGTGGTACAGGTACAGTTGGTGCTGGTGACGTTATTACTTTTGCTGGAGATCCCAATAAGTATGTAGTAACTAGTGCAGTATTTGCAGGAGCTAACCCTGCTGCTGGCGATACTATTACTATTGGCGCTAACGGACTGCGCGTTGCAATGGCTGCTGCCGCTAAAGCAATTACTAAAGTTGCAGCTTCTGATCGAAACATGGCGTTTAACCGCTCTGCTCTCGTTCTTGCTTCACGCGCTCCAGCCCGTCCGTCAGAAGGCGATATGGCATCAGATGTTATTGTTATTACTGATCCGCGATCAGGTCTTAGCATGGAATTTGCCATGTATAAAGGCTACAGAAAAGTACGCTATGAAGTGGCACTTGCTTGGGGTGTTAAAAACATCAAGCCAGAGCATACTGCCCTGCTACTTGGTTAAGTTTTTTGATGCACAGACTTGCCCCTTCTTCGGAGGGGGCATTTCTTTATAAGGTGAACCATGGCATATTCTTCAGACGCTAATCTACTAGATTTTATTCCCGATATTCTCAATCTTGGGATTGATTCTTTTTTAGATGAACACCCAAAGGCGGCAGCCGATATTCAACGTGAGTTACGCATTAAGTGGTGGCCGCGCAAAGGTCTATCGGGCGAGATGGATATTACTAAACTTACTGATAGCCAATTTATAACCGCATCTACCTATCTGGTATTATGGCGCTACGCTTTACCGCAGTTAACTAACTGGGTGGACGGAGATAGATTCGGAAATATGATTACTTTTTATAAAGCCAGATATGGCGAAGAATTAGAAGATGTATTGTCTGACGGAGTTGAATATGATTCTGACGGGGATGGTACAGTGCAAGACTCAGAAAAGCAGCCTGTCGGCCAGCGGTTAGACAGATAATGGACGTTAAAGTTGATACCAATGCCAAGGAGATAGGCAAGCGCATCAAGAAGAAAGGTAAGGCATTATCAGCAAGCTTTAAGCGAGCCTTATCTATTACTGCTCAAGCTGGCGTTAATATTATTCAAGCAAGAACCAGCAAAGGTGATGGGTTTAAAGGCGGTAAGTTTGAAGGTTATAGTACAAAAGGCAAAAATGGAGGTTACGCGGGATTTAGGGAAAGAAAGGGGAGAGGTCTAACCCCAGACTTGCAGTTTACAGGTAATATGCTAGGTTCTATGACTACAAAGGCCAGCAGTAAGCAGGCTGAAATATTCTTTAGGGGCGCAACCGAGTCAGGCAAAGCCGCTATGAATGATAAGAAAAGGCCTTTCTTCGGTTTCAGTAGTTCTGAAGAAGAGAAATTAGGCAAAATATTATTTAGGGCGTTGAAATGAGTGTAAGAGAAAACATTGCCAACAACTTAGTTGCTACACTTCAAGCGGTAGTTACTCCAGTGCGTATTAAGTACGTTACTAGAGAGCCTTTTGATTTTACAAAATTATCTAGCGCACAGTTTCCCGCTATATTGGTACGCAGTGCTGGCGAAGATAGAGAAGATAGTACTATTGGTGGCTCAATCAGCCAGCGTATGGCTACAATAAATTATCAGTTCATTTGTTATGTGAAAGGCGTTGTTATAGATTCTGATCGTAATAACATTATCGCAGCAATTGAACAAGCTCTTGATGTTGACAGACTGCGGGGCGGCTATGCCTTAGATACGCAGATAACCAATATTGAGATTGACGAAGGTTCCATCGATCCCATAGGCGGGGTCATTATTACAGTCCGTGTAATGTATAAATATACTCGCGGCACAACTTAAATTTAATTATGAGGAATTATCATGGCGACTAAAACAGGCGCATCTGGTGTAGTAAAATTGCAAGTTTCGGGTACGACTGTAGCCGTGATAGGTGAAGTAAGGTCTTTTACTTTTGACGGGTCAGCAGACACTATTGAAGATTCGGTAATTGGTGATGTTGCACGTTCATACAAGACTGGCTTAAAGACTAATACAGTATCAATTGAATGCTATTGGGATGAGGCAGACGCACAACAGCTAATCTTAGATGAAGGCACAGATATTGATTTTGAAGTCTACCCAACTGGTACTGGCTCTGGCGAGACATTCTTTACAGGTGGCGGCATCGTAACTACTCGTTCAATCACTGGTGCTTTTGATGGTATGGTTGAAGCCAGCTTTTCAATACAGTGCAGCGGAGCCGTTGTTGAAGCTCAAGTTTAATTAAGAGGAAAAACCATGGGATTAGCTAGAGAATTAAGAAACAGAAGAAAGGTAGAAGCTAGAGAAGTAATAGTTCCTGCGTGGGGTAATGAATCTGGAGCGTTTAAGTTGTATTGCAGGGCTATTACCTGCTATGACCTAGACGTATTGCAGAAGAAGCACCCTAACTTTCTAAACAACACTACCATCGGGGCAATGGTTGACCTGATCTGTATGAAGGCAGAAGACGAAGGTGGTAATAAAATATTTACCTCTGCCGAAGATCGTATTGACTTGATGGGCGAGGAGACTAACGTGGTGTCTGAGATTGCTAATCAGATGTTTGCGGAGATTGAATCCGTAGAGGCTGCCACGGGAAACTAAAACGCGATCAGTCAAGGATGAATCTGCTTTCCTTGGCTGACCGCCTCCACATGAGTATAGAAGAAGCAGAGCAGATGCCCGTCAGTCACTTCAACGAGTGGTTGGCCTACTTCCATATAATGAGTGAGAAAGATGGCTGAAGATTTAAGCATTGTAATTAGGTTATTTGATAAGACTAAAAAAGGTCTAAGCTCTGTAACTAAAAATATTGCCAAAGTTGCTGGGTCAGTAGTCAGCTTACGCTCAGCACTTATTCTAGTAGGTGGCGCGGCTGGCTTTGGCTTTATGGTCAAGTCATCCTTAAACGCCACAAATGCTTTAAAGAAGACAGCAGACAAGATTGGTACTACTACCGAGGCACTAGGTGGGCTTAGGTATGCAGCAGAACTTACTGGCGTTGCATCTAATACGATGGATATGGCTCTGCAAAGGTTTACGAGAAGAACTGCGGAAGCCGCCAAAGGAACGGGCGAAGCCAAGAACGCTATCAAAGAACTTGGTATAAACGCCAAAGATCTTAATAAAATGCCTCTAGATGAAAGAATGCTAGTCCTAGCAGATGCTTTTGGTAATGTGTCAGGCGAATCTGACAAGTTAAGATTAGCTTTTAAGCTGTTTGACTCTGAAGGTGCTGCCCTTGTTAATACTTTGGCATTAGGCAGAGATGGCTTAAAAGACTTGTTAGGAGAGGCAAAACTTCTTGGCCTTACAATGTCCGATAATGCAGCAGCGGGTGTTGAAAAAGCAAACGATGAAATAACGAAATTATTGTCTTTAGGAAAAGGTTTAAAGGATCAGTTTTCTGCTGCTCTTGCTCCCGCTATTACAGAAGTTACAAAAAAGATTACAGAATTTTTCTTGGCAATTGTCAAAGAAGAAGGCGGTGTTGAAAACTGGGCTAGGGGCATGGCTAAGTCGTTTATTGAGTCGGCCGTTGTCGTAGTTAAGTCTTTAGATACAATTTTGACAAATGTAGGTAAAACATTTCAGTTCTTCAAAGATCAAATCACTAGTTTTAAAAAATGGCAGAGGTCTACTGACTTAAAAGGATTTGCAAAAGAGGCCGATATAGCCTCTGCGGCTTATACAAAGTTGATGTCAGGCGGTGGCTTAACTCCATCAGACATAAGAGGGCTAGGAGGGCTTGCCAATGGCGTTAAATCATCAGTAGAAGAGGTCGCTGCACGATATTTTGAATTGCAGGGTTTAATTGAAGAAATTGAAGCCGACATAAGTGGCGGCAAACCTATAGACTTTTCTAACATAATTGATTTTGAATCTTTTGAGAAGTTAGCTTTACAACTCGTATCTGGCATTGAGAAGGGATTTCAGGCAGTTAAAAAAGGCGCTGCCGATAATGTTGAGGCATTATCAAACACACAGCAAGCCTACATAGATTGGCAGAAAACAATAATGGACACCGATGACATTGTTAAGTCATTTACTACTCAGGCGCTGGATGGTATGACCAACGCTCTTACCGCAGGTATTACTGGTGCTGCTAACTTTGCTGACGCTATGAAATCAATGGCTAAAAGTGTAGTTGATAGCCTTATAAAAATGCTTGTTCAAAAATATATTGTTGACCAAGCGTTTGGCGCAATTACAAGTTACTTCAACCAAGGTGTAAGTTCTTCGACTAATTTTGGCCCAAGCGACTTATCTGCTCCTAACGCTGGCCCACAGCCACCGGGTCGAGCTATTGGTGGTTCAGTGCAGGCTGGTCAATCTTATACTGTAGGTGAGCGTGGGCCAGAAATGTTTGTGCCTAATCAAAGCGGCTCTATAGTGCCAAGCAATAAAATGGGCAGCGGTTCTGGCGTTATAATCAATCAAACCATCAATGTCACTACAGGCATACAAAGCACTGTAAGAGCCGAGATAGTCGGGCTAATGCCTCAGATAGCTCAAGCGGCTAAAGGCGCTGTAGCAGACGCTAGAGTGCGTGGTGGTAACTTCTCGAAAGCAATGGTCGGAGCATAATCAATGCCGTTATCTTTTCCAAACGTAGGCGTACAGAATATGTCTATGCGTCTCAAACGTGTAGTCGCTGTAGCTGAATCGCCATTTACGTTAGACACACAGGTATACACGCATCAGGGTGCTAGGTGGGAAGCCGAGGTCACACTGCCCCCACTAACCTATGCGGAATCAAGATCAATTGAGGCTTTTATTGTCGGGCTAAAAGGCCGAGAAGGTACGTTTACTTTTGGCAACCCATTACATACCAGCACAGCCACGCTAGAAACTAGTGGGTCAACAGCGATACGAGCAGAGACTTTAACAACATCATCAAGCAGCACAGCGGTTACTGCTGGAACCTACTTTCAGTTAGGAAGCTACTTATACTTGGTGACTGCTGATAAGTCATCAGGGGCTGGTACACTATCCTTTCAGCCGCCTTTGAGAGAGTTAGTTGCCACAGGTACATCTTTGGACTTTACACTGCCTAAAAGCCTTTGGCGCATGGCCTCTAACGATGTTGCATGGTCAACCAATGAGGCTAGTTTGCAGGGCTTTAGCTTTGCTATGGTGGAGGCGTTATGAGTCGCAATTTATCTAGTGGAATGCAGGCGGTTGCTATCGCTGATGTTGTTCGCCCAATCTTCCTTGTGCGTATGGTATTTGACTCTGGTGCGTCACCAAATGAATTAAATGTGTGGTCTGGCGTAGGCGATCTCAGTTATGACAGCGAAACATACACTGGCGTAGGTGACTTACTGAAGATTAGTGCCGTCACCGAAACATCAGATATGCAAGCAAGCGGTATTAACGTCATCCTCACAGGAGTTAAGTCTTCACTTGTAGTGATTGCAAAAGATCACGAATATCAAGGCAGACCGTTAACTGTTATGCTTGGAGCCTTTGATGCATCAGGTTCTTTAATAGCAAATCCGACAATAGTATTTTCTGGATTTATGGATACCATGACTATCTCAGAATCTGGCGAAACTGCTACAATAAGTATAGCGGTTGAGAATAAATTAATAGCTTTTGAGCGATCAAAAATAAGGCGCTACACCGCAGAAGATCAGAAGATTGATCATCCCGCAGATAAAGGATTTGAGTTTGTCACTGCGATTACTCAAAAAGAAATTATTTGGGGTCGTGCTTCTGGTAAGACTGATGCTCATTATGATGACGGGGGACAATATGAAGGACAAAATAATAGACGTTAAGATTGCACATGAATGCTTGGCAAATGTAAAAGAAGAAATTAAGCCATTGTTAGAAGAACATTGGGAGATGGTAGCCCTTAACAAAGGAGCTATTAAGCTAAACCCCGATTGGGAAGAATATTCAAGGTTGGATGCCGCTGGTATTTTGCGAGCATTTACAGCAAGAAAAGATGGTAAATTAGTAGGGTATTGCGTATTAACTGTATCTACTAGCATTCATTATTCCGATCATGTATTTGCCAACAACGATGTTACCTTTGTATTGCCAGAACATAGGGCAGGCGCTACAGGTTACCATCTAATTAAGTTTGCAGAAGACCACTGCCGAGATAACGGTGTTTCTTTGATGAATATTAACACCAAAGTCCATTTGCCTTTTGATGAGTTGTTAATTGGCATGGGTTTTGACCTAATTGAACGTATTTACTCCAAATGCTTTAAAGGATAAAAAATGGCTGTTGCATTAATCGCAGGTTTAGTCACTGTTGGTGGGGCAATTATTGCCAACACAGGTATCAACCTATTCTTAGCTTTTGCTATTGGCGCAGGTATGTCAATCGTATCTCGCGCATTAATGCCTTCGCCTGATATGGGCGCACAAATGGGCGGTCGCTCTGTAATGACCAGAGAAGCTGCACATTCAAGAAAAATAGTTTATGGCCGCGCTCGTATTGGCGGCAATGTTGTGTTCTTAGAATCAACAGGCGCAGATAACAAGTACCTTTGGCTAGTCATTGCTGTCGCTGGGCATGAGATAGATGCATACGAAGAAGTCTGGTTTAATGATCAAAAGATATGGTCTGGCGGTTCTTTTATCGGAAGCTGGGGCAGCTATGTCAATATTAGCTTTTACAAAGGCGATCAGACCGCAGCAGATAGCGCCCTTAATTCTGCATCATCAAAATGGACATCTAATCATAAGTTACTTGATACAGCTTATATGGTTGTTAAATTAACCTATGACGTAGATCAGTTTGCTAATGGGTTGCCTAATATATCAACTGTAATTCGCGGCAAAAAGGTATTAAACCCCTCGAACAATGCAACCGCTTGGTCACAGAATCCTGCTCTTTGTGTTTATGATTACCTGCGAGATACAAAGTATGGCTTGGGCGAGTCTGCCAGTAATATCTTAACTTCTAGTGTTACGGCTGCTGCTACGATTTGTGATCAAACCGTTTCTTTAGCCGCTGGCGGCACTCAAGCCAGATACACTATAGATGGTGTTGTAGATACTGCTGGATCAATGAAAAGTAACATTGATGCAATGCTTGGCTCTATGATTGGCCGACTTGTATTCTCTGCTGGTCAATTTGAGATATACGCAGGAGCTTACGTTTCTCCTACCTATCTTGTTGATGAATCTGTTGCTGTTGGCGATATATCTATACAGACTAAGCAGTCAAGGCGCAGCGCATACAATGGCGTTAAGGGTGTATTCTTATCCGAAGATGATAACTATATTCTTGCTGATTATCCCGCTCAACTTTCAAGCACTTTTGCCGCTCAAGATGGTGACCCTATTTATTTAGATATGGCTCTGCCTTTTACTGTCAACAACATCCGCGCCCAGCGTATAGCCAAACTGGCGTTGTTCCGTAGTAGACAGCAAGAAGCGATCACCATCCCCTGCAACCTAAGTGCTTTGCGTTTTAAGATTGGCGATAACATCAATGTAAGCAATGTCCGTCTTGGATATTCTAATAAAGTATTTGAGGTGGTTGGCTATAATTTAGACTTCTCTAGCGGTCAGATTGTAGTCAATGTTGACGCAATAGAAACTGCTGCGTCTATCTGGAACTGGGCAACATCTGACGAAGAAGTGTTCTTGGGGGGCGGTGAAGTAGCCTTGTATAATGGTATGACAGCCGCTGCACCTACCAGCCTAAGTGTTACAGGCGATAGTTTTTTAAGCTCTGATGGAACTTTTAATGCAGAGTTTAATGTGGCGTGGGCTAATGCTGATGATGCCTTTACCGATCATTATGTGGTTGAGTGGAAGCTGGCTAGTGTATCCAATTATTACTCCATGACTACCAAATCAACCCCTGCGGTAATCACTACTTTGCAGAATGGTCAAAACTATAATATTAGAGTCAAAGCCATTAATGAAATTGGCGTTTCTTCTGCGTATGTATCGGCTACTCCTACCGCAGCAACTGATACCACAGCACCTAACGTACCATCAAGCGTATCTGCAACAGGCCAGTTTGGAGCTATCTCTGTCAACTGGACTAACCCCACAGCGTCAGACTTTAGCCATGTAGATGTATACCAGTCAACGTCATCTGGCGGCACATATGCTTTAGTTGGTAAGAGTTCAGGTACATCGTTTGTAAAGGTAGGGCTAAGCCCCACGACTACCTATTATTATAAGGTTAAGGCCGTTGACTTTACTGGCAATCAATCTGCGTTTAGCGGTGTAGTCAATGCCACAACAACAACAGCCCCAGCAGCGACTATTCCTGATGGCAGTATTTCTACGGTTAAAATTGCAGACGATGCAATCACCAACAGACTGATTGCTACTGATGCCGTAAATTCTGATTCTATTGTTGCCAATGCAGTTACTGCTGTTGAGATTAATGTTGGCAATTTAGCCGCGATCAGTGCCGATATAGGCGCGATAACAGCAGGCTCTATAAATGG